AGTAGTAAAAGTTAAATTAACACATACACCACCATTTACTAAAGAAATGATGAGTGAAGCAGCAAGATTAACATTAAATTTATGAAGAAAATAATAATACAATATTTTTACATCTTTGTTATTGTTGCAATATTACTAAATATTACTATTGAACTTTCAACAAGTTGTGAACCAATAAAAGAAGATACTCCAATCATAGAGTGTAAGAGTGGAGATACCAAGATAGAATCCCCTTGTAAACAAGAGAAAAAAGGAGCTAATATTAACACTATTTCCGAAGCTATAAACCAATTAGGAGCTTCTGGCAGTATGCCTAAATAATACTATGACTATTACAAACTCATATTTAAGACAACCTACTCAATTGGACTATGCTAGTCCAACACAATTTAAATTCAATATAAGTAAATTACCTAAAGTTGAGTATTTTTGTACAGCTGTAAATGTGCCAGGCATTTCTCTTAATTTTGTAGAACAAAGAACACCACTTAAAGATATTCCTGTTCCTGGAGAAAAATTAACATATAGTGATTTAGAAGTATCCTTTTTAGTAGATGAAAATTTACAAAACTATCAAGAGCTGCATAACTGGTTAACTGGCTTAGGTTTTCCGGAAGACAATGCTGAATTTAAATCGTTATCGGATGCAGGAAGTGATAGATTTCCTACATCATCTAGTGCAGTGAGTAATGAGATAGGTAAAGTTAAGTATGGTGCTCCTAGTGCAGGATCAACACTCTCCGACGCTACCCTAATGATATTAACAAGTAAGAATAACCCAGTGGTAGAAGTGAGATTTGCAGACGTATTTCCTATATCTATTGGTGCATTACAATATAACCAACAAGCAAATGACATTAATTACCTATCTGTAAATTGTGTATTTAAATATTCTATATACAAATTTGCAAATGTAGGTTCTTCGAGTACAACAATAACGCACACATAAGCTTGATTTTTTTGAAGTTTTGTGATATAATGGATTATTATGGATTTAGAACAATTACAAATAGAAGCAGACAAAGACCTTAAAATTAATGATACTGAATTAGATTTAGAATCATTAAAAACCCCTCAACTACACAACAAGTATATGAAACATTATACTAAATTTAGATTACTATTAACAAGATCGGAAGATGAGTTGAAAGTATTAAAACGTGATAGATGGGAATATTATACCGGAAAAGCAAACCCACAAGTATATCAGGACAAACCTTTTGATTTAAAAATTATGAGGACTGATATTGATAAGTATTTGGATGCTGATGAAGATATACAAAGAATGTCACAAAAAGTATCGTACTTAAATACAATTGTAGATTTCTTGGATAGAACATTAAGACAAATTACTAATAGAGGTTTTGCTATTAAAAATGCAATTGACTGGAAAAGATTTACTAGTGGTGCTATCTAAAAATGACAGCCGTTAGATATTTAATAATAGATAAAAAAGATGAGGTTTATCTAAAAATAGAAGCTGAGGCTGATATTAGACGAGAGCTAGGTCAATTTTTTTCTTTTGAAGTCCCAGGATATAAATTTATTCCTGCTTATAGAAATAGAGTTTGGGACGGTAAAATTTATTTATTTCAATATGCCACAGGCCAAATTTATGCTGGCCTTTATCCTTATGTTCTCAATTGGTGCAAAGAAAATAATGTACAAGTTGTAGATGGCACAAAAATTAAAGAAACTGTTGTTGATGATAAAAAAATAGATCAGTTTATTAAGGCACTAAAGATATCATTAGAACTAAGAGATTATCAAAAAGAGGCCTTTGTTCATGCTATCAAAAGAAATAGATGTCTATTGGTTTCTCCTACTGCTTCAGGTAAATCTCTCATTATTTATTTATTGGTTATCTTTAATCTATTAAGACTTAAAGAATCCAAACAAAATAAAATACTTATTGTTGTGCCTACTACATCACTTGTTGAACAATTATTTAAAGACTTCAAAGACTATGGTTATAATAGTGAACGAAATGTTCATAAGATATATCAAGGCCACGAAAAGGAAACAAACAAGAGGATCGTTATTACAACTTGGCAATCAGTATATAATATGCCTAAAAATTGGTTCTCCGATTTTGGTATGGTCATAGGTGATGAAGCTCATCTATTTAAGGCCGTTTCCTTAACTAAAATAATGTCCAAGTTAACCAAATGTAAATATAGAGTCGGTCTTACAGGAACATTGGATGGAAAAAAAACCCATAAACTAGTATTAGAAGGACTATTTGGTGTTGTTAATAAAGTTGTGTCTACAAGAGAATTGCAAGAAAAGAAACAACTAGCTGATTTAAAAATTATTTGTTTAGTATTACAACACGATCAACACGCTAAACATTTCTTAAAGGATAAAAATTATCAGGAAGAGATGGATTTTATTGTTTCAAATGAAAAAAGGAATAAATATATACGCAATCTATGTTTGTCTTTGCAAGGCAATACCTTATGTTTATTTCAATATGTTGAAAAACACGGAATGTTACTTAAACAGTTAATAGAGGAGAAAGCAGATGATAAAAAAGTTTTCTTTGTTTATGGAGGGGTGGAAGCAGAGGAACGAGAGAATATACGTTTCATTACTGAAAAATCGGACGGTGCTATTATTATTGCTAGTTATGGTACTTTTTCCACTGGTATTAATATTCGCAATTTACACAACATTGTTTTTGCTAGTCCTTCAAAATCTAGGATCCGTAATCTCCAAAGTATTGGCCGTGGTCTTAGGTTAAAAGATAATAATTCGGCTGCTACTCTTTATGATATATCAGATGATATAAGTTACAATGGAAAAGAGAATTATACATTACAACATTTTAGAGAAAGAATTAATATCTATACTAGTGAAAACTTTGAATACGAAATACACAATATAGAACTGATAAATAATAAAGATGAACCAGATAAAAATAATTAAACTTATAAACGGAGATGATGTTGTTTGCAAATTAGCAACACAATGGGAGTCCGAAAAGTTGGTTTTAAAAATTGATAAACCTCTACAAATTAAATATGTTTCGCATATAACTCCTTTTGGTTTAAAGGATTATATAGCTTTAATTAAATGGGCCGGTTTCACAAATGATCATATTATAACAATACCAAAAGATAAGATTATGAGTATAACCAATGCTACCGAGGAAATGATTAAAAGTTATAATGATCTTTCTTCCAAATATGATAAGATTAATACTCCTAAAGAACCAAAACAGAATATGTATTCTTCTAAGAAGTTATCTAAAGATCAGAATGATGAATTTAATGAACTGTGGGATGAGTTTAGAGATATTGAAGATGATGATAAAGGAACCTTACACTAGGTATTCTGGAGCTGGAGCTATCCATCTGAACAGGCTACAAGCCTATTATACATAGAATGCTTGCAAAAGTCAAGCTGTCCTGGAGATGAGATTTAATTGTTTTTATAAGATGATGGTAACAAAAAATAATAAGACAGAAACATATCTATTAGGGTACTATCCCTATTCACAAGTTTTAAAAGAAGTTAATCAAAATTATAAAGACGGAGCAGACGCTGTTGTTTTGGAAATGTTAACTGAAAAACAATTTAACTCCAGGAAAGCTTGACCTAATCAACATAATAGTGTATATTAAGTATATGAACAATAAACAAAAAAAAGAACATTACGTTAATAATAAAGAATTTTTAGCTGCTATGATTGTTTATAGAAACGCTGTCAATCAAGCAAAAGAAAGTGGTGAGCCCAAACCTATGGTAAGTAACTATATCGGAGAATGTTTCCTAAAGATAGCAAATCATTTATCATATAGACCTAATTTTATTAATTATACTTTTAGAGATGATATGATTTCTGATGGTATAGAAAATTGTTTACAATATTTGGATAATTTTAATCCAGAAAAATCAAATAATCCTTTTGCGTATTTTACTCAAATAATTTATTATGCTTTTATTAGAAGAATCCAAAAAGAAAAAAAACAAACAATAATTAAATATAAAATTTTAACTGAATCGAATATGGATGATATGACTCTAATGCCAGGAGAAGATAGAGAATTTACCAACCAATTTACAGAATTTCTCAAAAAGAATATGCCGGCACAAGAAACGGAATCTGAAAAAAAGAAAGCAAAGATTGTAAGTATTAAATCAGGTAAAAAGAAAACAAGAAGAAGATCAAGCAAAGCTAGTTTAGAGTATTTTATTAACTGATATGCGAATCGCCTTACTAAACGATACCCATTTCGGATGTAGAAATGACTCACCTGCTTTTATAAAGTATCACAATGATTTTTATACAAAGGTGTTTTTTCCATATCTAGTGGAGAATAACATTACAACACTAATACATTTAGGTGATGTTGTTGATAGAAGAAAATTCATCAATCACAATACAGCACATAATTTTAAAAATATATTTTGGAATAAGTTAGACGAGTTAAATATAGATACTCATATTCTTATTGGCAATCACGACACGTATTATAAAAATACTAATGAGATTAATGCCTTACAAAATTTAAGCTTAAATAAAAATTGCAAGCTTTACACAAGAGCTGAAGAGGTAACCTTTGATGGATTAGATATAGTATTTTTACCTTGGATTTGTGATGATAATTATGAAGATACCTTACACACTATAGACCATTCAACATCTTCTATTGCAATGGGCCATTTAGAAATTAAAGGTTTCGAAATGCACAAAGGACATATTAACGAACAAGGTTTAGATAAATCGTTATTTAAAAGATATGAAAAAGTTTTATCTGGACATTTTCACAAGAAATCGGATGACGGACATATATACTATCTAGGATCCCAATACGAAATTACTTGGTCGGATTATAATTGCCAAAAAGGATTTCATATATTTGATACACAGACAAGAGAACTAGAAACAGTTAACAATCCTTTTAAAATCCATAAAAAATTTATATATAATGATGTTATGGAAGATTATAGTAAATTGGATATCTCCTCGTATAACAATTGTTTTGTTAAACTTATTATTTCAAATAAAACAGATGTAGATTCTTTTGATAAACTTGTTGATAGATTTCATAATGAAATAAATGTGTACGAATTAAACATTATAGAGGACCTTGGTGCCGATATTAACTTAACAGTATCAGAAAATATATTGGAACAAGGAGAGGATACATTAACTTTTTTAGGAAATTACATAGATCAAGTAGATACTGATTTAGATAAGAAGAAATTGAAAACTTTTGCAAAGGAATTATACCAAGAGGCAAGTGAAAGATAATGATAGTATTTAAAAATATAAAATACAAAAACTTTCTATCCACAGGCAACACGCCAGTGGAAATACAGTTAGATAAAGCTCCAACAACTTTGGTCATAGGAACAAATGGTGCTGGAAAATCCACACTGTTGGACGCATTGTGTTTTGTTTTATTTAATAAACCTTTTAGAATGATCAAAAAGGAACAAATAGTTAACACAATAAATGATTCTGAAACCGAGGTAGAAGTAGAGTTTACAGTAGGAACAAAAAACTATAAAATAATTAGAGGTATCAAACCAAATAGATTTGAAATATATGATGAAACAGGAATGATTAATCAGGAAGCTTCTACTATAGATTATCAAAAATATTTAGAAACAAATATAATGAAATTAAATTATAGATCGTTTCTACAGGTTGTGTTATTAGGATCATCATCTTATGAACCTTTTATGAAGATGAAACCTAGATATAGACGAGAGGTTGTTGAAGAAATATTAGATATAAGAGTTTTTGGTTTAATGGATCTACTATTAAGAAGTCAACAATCGGATTTACAGAAAAGTGTAACTGAAATAAAACACAAATGTGATTTAATAGAATCAAAATATGAATTAGAAACAAAACATTTTAACGAATTGCAAAATAGGAACATAGACGATAAAGATTATAAACAAAATTTACTTGATAAAAACAATAAAGATTTACAAGAATATATCAAAAAAATAACAATCGTAAATTCGGATATTGAAAAATGTGAAATAGGATTGAAGGATCAAACAGACATTTCCACCAAGGCTAACAAATTATCAAAACTAGAAACAAAAATAGAACAAAATTTAAACACACATAAAAAGAATTTACAATTTTTTGAAGAAAATGATACCTGTCCTACTTGCACACAACCTTTAGAATCACAATTTAAAGATGAAAAGGTGATATATGAAAAACAAAAAATAACAAGTTTAAATGATGGTATGAAAGGGTTATTGGAAGAGATAACTAAAACAGAACAAAAGATTAGCGAGATGAACGTAATTTCTAAAAAGATACAATCATTGACGGTTGATATTGCTAAAATAAGTGCTTCTATGGATGAGATAAAAAAATATAGCGATAAAATCCACGAAGAAATAATGTCACTGGAAAATAAAGAAACAGATGGAAAGACTATTCAATCACAATTAGACCAATTGAAAGCAGACCTGGAAAACTCTAAAGAAGATTTAAAAAAAGTTATCGAACAAAAACAATATGTAGATATATTACGAGAAATATTAAATGATAGAGGGGCTAAGGCCAGAATTATTAAAAAATATTTGCCAATTATGAATACTTTAATTAATCAGTATTTGCAATCTATGGATTTCTTTGTATCCTTTCATTTGGATGAGGAGTTTAATGAAACAGTTAAAAGCAGATATAGAGATACCTTTAACTATAATAGTTTTAGCGAAGGCGAGAAGATGAGAATAGACTTATCTTTACTATTTACTTGGAGAGCTATTGCTAAAATGAAAAATAGTACCAATACCAATTTATTAATATTAGATGAAATCTTTGATAGTAGTTTAGATAGTCAAGGTACAGATGACTTTTTCAAAATCATTAAAACATTACCTAAAGAAAACATTTTTATCATATCTCACAAAGGAGATATTTTGTTTGATAAGTTTACTAATATTTTAACCTTTAAGAAAGAACATAATTTTACAAAGCTGCAAAATGCTTAATACTAACACAGGAGAAGAAATGAAAGAATTATTAATGTTACCACCAAATGATCCTCGGGTCTTAACATCTATTGCACCCTTTAAGAATGATATGTTAAAAGAAGAAGGATATAAAGATAGAAAAGAAGTGTCCGATAAAATGTTTGAAACTATGTTCAAGTATGGTGGTATAGGATTATCTGCCAATCAGGTGGGGTTACCTTTTAATATGTTTGTTATGGGAGGTCATCCTCAATTGGAAAAAGGATTAAAACTTACTTGCTTCAATCCTATGATAGTATCTGCTAGTAAAGAAAACGTAGTAATGAAAGAGGGATGTCTATCTTTTCCTTTTGTGTTTTTATCAATAACCAGGCCACGCAAGGTTGTTGTCAAATATGAAGATGAAAATGGAGAATTAAAAGAAGGACATTTAGATGGTATGTTAAGTAGAATATTCCAGCACGAATACGATCATATGATAGGTAGAGTATTTACTGAACACGCTAGTAAACTAAAACTTGATATGGCATATAAAAAGGCTAAAAAGTTAATAACGGCAACAGAAAATAGAAAAAACTCTCAATAGCTTGACATTTTAACAATTTCCTGATAGGATATACAGTATGAGTCACAGTTGGAATAAAGATATGTCAATAGACGACCAATGGCAGAGTTGGCAAGATAACACAGATTTATCTAAAGTGCCAGATATAGATACAGATACATTAAAAAAAACAATCATAAAAGATTTGACCTTAGTGTCTGTTATGACAGTACAAGAGTACACACTCTATCAAAAGTTTCAGGAAGTAAAGTTTAGATATCCTACAGCAGAAACCAATTCATTCTTTGCTGATAAGCCAGCTATGTTGAGGCCAGAACAAGCAACAGTTATACAAGAAGTAAAAAATAACTTTTGGTTACCAGAAGACCCCGAAGAATATATGAATTTGGAACCAGAATTAATATGGACAGATGGTGCTGAAATTCAATCACACACAAACGCCAAAGGTTCCGAGATATGGAACGCATTAAGAACATTCTTATCTACAATGAAGAACAACAGTAACATTGGTAGAAATTTAAACTTTTTAGTTAGAGATAAAAAAACACAGAAATACCTAGGTGTTATCTGTATGTCTAGTGACTTCTTAGACCTTACACCAAGGGACGCATACATTGGTTGGGAAAGAGAAGCTAAAACACAACGTATGATTAACCATACTTGTATCGGTAGTACAATCGTACCAATTCAACCACTGGGGTACAATCTGGTTGGTGGTAAATTATTAGCCTTACTATGTTTATCAGATGTGGTAGAAAAAACTTGGGAACATCAATACAAAGATAAATTAGTGGGGGTAACAACCACATCATTATATGGTAAAACAAAAGTAATACCATTATCACAATACGATAGATTAAAACATTGGAAGAAAATGGGTTGGACGGCTGGTTCAGTTTCATACGAACCTGAAAAGACAACTAATACTATGATACAACAGTGGTTGATGAAGAACCATACATATAAATTCTTTGAATGGTATGTCGCAAAGAAACCTAGCGGCCAACCTCATAAGAGAGATCATAGAAATAGAAGTAGAGCATTCACATATAGTAAACTAGGCATTGATAAGAAATTACAAAAATCAGAACACGCTAGAGGTATTTACTTTGGCGAATTGTTTACAAATACAAAAGAGTTTTTAAATGAACAAATTAAAGAAGACAAGTTAATAAGAGCATTTGATAATTCAACCCAGGCGTTAACTGATCTATGGAAAAATAAATATGCTAAGAAAAGATTGGCTAGCTTAAAGAGCCAAAATAGAGTATCTACGGAAACGCATTTTTATGACGATTTGATCTACTTGAATTGGGAAGAAACTAAAGAAAAGTACCTTACACAAGTAGGAAGATAAGAAAATAATGGCAAAGCTTAATTGGAACAAGATACAAAACCAGTTTAAAATGAAATCAAAAGGTGTATATAAGTTGGAATCTGAAGCGGATCATATTTTAAATAGTGACAATTATTGGAAAAAAAGATTAAAGAATACTAAGGGAGCTAAAAAATTCTTTAACAAATGGGAAAAAGAAACGAATCAAGTAAAAAAAACATATCGTTCTGGTTATGTTCTTTCAAAAAGCAAGTAAAATCAACACTATTTAATGGCTTGACTTTTACGCTTTTCTCCTGTAGGATATACCTATGACTACAATAAACATAAACACTAAATCTCAACTAGCAAAATTAATCGCTACAGAAAATATTACAGTTGAACACAATGCTGTTCGTACTGCTTCATTTGATACCTTAAACAGAATTTTAACATTACCTATTTTCAAAGAAAAATTTGGTGATGTTTACGATATGCTAATAGCACACGAATGTGCTCACGCTTTATATACGCCAGGAAATGGTTGGAAAGCAATAATGAATGATGATGAGTTAAGATCATATTGTAACGTATTAGAAGATACTAGAATTGATAAACTTATTCAAAAGAAATACCCAGGAGTTAAAAGAAATTATTTAAACGGTTGGGATATTCTTAATAAACAAAACTTCTTTGGTATTAAAGGTAAAGATTTAAATACAGAACTTATGTTAATTGATAAAATTAATTTAAGATCCAAGTCTTCAAATAGATTAAAATTTAAACTATCAAAAGAAGAAGACAAGTGGTTAGATGTAGTTGATTCAATTAAGTCTTGGAAAGATGTTGTTAAAGTTGCTAAACAAATGTTAGATTGGCAGAAAAAAAGACTCGAGAGTCTTAAAAAACTTTCTAACTTTGACGATATGTTCAAAGATTATCTTCAAGGTAATGAAGAAAATGACTCTACAG